ACGGAAGAGCAACAATGGTACTCTTCTGGATAGGTGTAATCGTTTACACTAAGTTTAAGTACTTTGCTTAAACCTTAACAAAACTAAATACTTTCAGTAACATTTCTTAAAGATACATGGGCGACTTATCAGCCGCAACAGACAGTATATCACCACTAGTAGCAGTCCTCTGGGTTTTCTATCCCATGGCTGCTTTAGTGTTGGTAGAATTAATTCTTCGTGCCGTTAACGACGACGATGATGATGACTTCCAAGGAGGTAAGGGTGTCCGTGTAGCACAAATGCAACCACTACCATCAGGAGCATAACATGCCAATCATTTTCTTCGTAGCAATCACAGCAACAGTAGCATATACAAATGTCGGTCAATTCGTTCTTCAGTAGTCCTTACTACGCACTATATGAATTTGGTTTCTTTTGTGCAGTAGGTTTCACTGCAGGATCATTGGGACTAATCTAATGGAAATTGTGAGGATGACACTCATGATCTTGGGTGTTGTTGTACCAGTAACAGTCATGTTAATGACTATGATGTACTTTATGATGGATGATTGACAAGTCGTTCTAAATACCCTATAATAATCTATAGGTATAGAACGAACATGGCACTCCACATGAGAGAACAAATATTAAGAGCACTCTTGGCACATGCACAAGGTGACATTGCAAAACATAAAGCAAACGTTGAAGTGTACCTAGAACATCCTGTTGGTATTGGTGAGCATTCTAATATCCTTGAAGCAATCGAAGAGGAATTAAATATGATTGCTAAGTACCAAGATCAGATTGATGTTATAAACAAATATTTTAGATCATCTTCTACTGATTCAATTACAGATCGTCGATCAACTGGTCAATGATATGTTAGCAGCAGAATTAAAGACAGGCACAAAGAGATCCCACACAGCAGCAGAGAACACTAAGTTTGTGGGATCTTTTCTGCGTGGTGTCGTAAGTGAAGAGAACTATAGGACACTCATAAAGGATTTCTATTTCGTATACTCTGCTATTGAAGAGGAGATGGAGAGGTTGGAGGACAATGAGTACATTGCTCCTATCAATTTCAAAGAACTTAAACGAGTAGAACAACTCAAGATGGATGTTAGGTACTACTATGGACCTAACTGGAGAGGTATTATACAACCATCAGAGAGTGCTATTCAATATGTTGAGAGGATACATGAGGTAGCAGAAGATAATCCTAAACTATTAATAGGACATCATTACACTAGGTACCTCGGTGATCTATCTGGTGGTCAGATACTTAAAGGTATAGCAGAGAAGGCATTGAATCTACGAGAAGGTGAGGGTCTGAAGTTCTATGAGTTTGATATAGATGATAAGAAAGCATACAAAGACACGTATCGTAGTGCATTAAACACTATACCTCTTGATCAGGGACAGGTTGATGCTATAATTGCTGAAGCAAATCATGCATTCAAGTTGAACATGGATTTGTTTGATGAACTATCAGGAGACAGTAAGGATGCATGGTATTCTTTACTAAAAGTGTTTGTTAAATCTATGATAGGAGCAGTAACGGGAAAGAAATCATGAAGACCTACCACATATACTTGAAAGATCGTTGCTTGTTTAAAAATTTAGATGAACATGAGTTCAAAGTAATATGGGGAAGGTTATACCATTCTTATTGGGATGGTCTTACATACTCTGAGTGTGAGGAGAAGCAATACGATTTGGAACCCAGTTTCTAAACTGGCATAGGGGCTTGACAAGGATACAAAACTTCATATATAATACTAGTGTCTTCAATCGAGGACAATTATATACTCCCGTTAACCGAGACCTAGGGGAGAATAAATTACGTCTCTCATCCTACCTTCAGGTCTAGGGTTCTGAAGGATCTAAGTTTCGCAGTTACCCTGCTGCCCTACTTAAAGTTGGACTAATGACAACTCTACAAAAAAGAGACGGTGCATTACTTCAAGGATGGCCTCAGTTTACTGAGTGGGTTACATCAACAAACAACAGAATTTATGTTGGTTGGTTCGGTGTACTCATGATTCCATGCTTGCTTGCTGCTGCAACCTGTTTCATCATAGCGTTTATCGCTGCACCTCCTGTCGATATCGATGGGATCAGAGAACCTGTAGCAGGTTCTTTTATGTACGGTAACAACATCATCTCTGGTGCTGTCGTACCTTCATCCAATGCTATTGGACTTCACTTCTATCCCATCTGGGAAGCTGCTACTCTAGACGAGTGGTTGTATAACGGTGGTCCTTATCAGTTGGTTATCTTCCACTTCCTCATAGGTATCTCAGCATACATGGGAAGACAGTGGGAATTATCATACCGTTTAGGTATGCGTCCTTGGATCTGTGTAGCATATTCTGCTCCAGTATCTGCTGCGTTCGCAGTATTCCTTGTATATCCTTTTGGTCAGGGATCATTCTCTGATGGTATGCCTCTCGGTATATCAGGTACGTTTAACTTCATGTTCGTATTCCAAGCAGAACATAATATCTTAATGCATCCATTCCATATGGCAGGCGTTGCAGGTATGTTCGGTGGAGCATTGTTCTCTGCTATGCATGGTTCACTCGTTACATCTTCTCTAATCAGAGAGACTACCGAGAATGAGTCACAAAACTACGGATACAAGTTCGGACAAGAAGAAGAGACCTACAACATCGTTGCTGCTCATGGATACTTCGGTAGATTAATCTTCCAGTATGCTTCGTTCAACAACAGTCGTTCACTTCACTTCTTCCTTGCTACGTTCCCAGTTGTTTGTATATGGTTAACCTCTATGGGTATCTGTACAATGGCATTCAACCTCAATGGATTCAACTTCAACCAGTCGGTTGTTGATGCAAACGGAAAGGTTGTTCCTACATGGGGTGACGTTCTAAACAGAGCAAACCTTGGTATGGAAGTAATGCACGAGCGTAACGCTCACAACTTCCCACTTGACTTAGCATCTGCTGAGACCAGTGAAGTTGCACTTGTTGCTCCTTCTATAGGATAACTTGACACTGTTACCAAATTCAGATATAATGAGGGGTATAACACCCCTCATTTTTTTTATGGTATTAAATAGTGAAAACCATTGTATAATATGAACCCAGATGACAATCCATATTGGGGGGAGCCTACTCCCACCGATCTATGGGATGATATGAAGAAACTTGATGCTCTTTATGCAGAACTTGGATGGGATCATAGAGACTACTTAGAGATTGCAAGAGAAGACAATCACATTACCATCCGAAACAAATCTAGAGAGGGAAGATGACCGAAGAGACAATCAAAACTCTTTGCTATACCAAGGAAGAAGTGGATCTAATGATCGCTGAAGCACTTGAGGAAGCAAAGCGTATTGATGAAGCCTCAATGGCCAAACATAACAGAGATGCTACCATCATTAGTATGATACTAGGGTTCACCTGCCTTGCATTGTTTCTTGATGGAACCTTGAGGTTGCTTGGTATCATTCCACCATTTTTAGATATAGATATTAATATATTAGATCAGATAGTAGAGAAGGTAGAGAATGATTTACTACCATTGATTCAGAAAGCACAAACTTACATACCAAGACGATGATTAATTTTCTAATACTTTTAATGTCCTTTGCAAACTTTGTATTCTATCCACTAGTGGTAGGTACAATAGTTGCTGTGATTATTGAACAGGTTTTTAGATCTAAAGGACAAGAGGATAACACTGAAGACTTACGTAAGGTTGCTATCTCTATGGGGGTACGCAAATATTTGTGGCGACAGGCATGGAGATACAATATAATATGGTTTGTTTCCTACTTCATTCTTATGTTGACAGTGGGAAGAGAATCACCACAGGCAATGCCTGATCTTATATGGCAAGGATAGATGAGTTACCAGTTTAAGTGCGAAGACATGGAGTTGATGCTTAAGGCATGTGAATACTATAAGTCATTCGCAAAAGATAATACAGACATGAACGTAAGGTATGAAAGGATCTGTAGCAAGCTAAAGATCTATACAGATCAGAACTTGCAGTGTGAAATTTGATACTCGGTTACAAGAAACTCGGAAAAAAAATTCGGGTAATTTTTTACCCTTAAGGTTTTTATGATTAAACAATGTTCTTTATGTCAAGCACGTTGGTTGGATGGTCAACTGTACTGGGCTACAGGTAAGGAGGGTTGTCCACATGACCTCGCATGTTTACTCTGCAATACTTTGGAGAGTGAGGATTGTATAAATCCATGTAGGGGTTCCACTAGTGGTCAAACTTGGGAGCAACGTAGACTATTTCTATCAGGAGAAATTTAATGAAACCTAAAGCTTATTTTAATAAGATCGTCGAGTGGGACAAGAAGGTGGCAAAAAAGATACAAGATAAGTTTAACTTGTCTGACTATCAAATGCTCTGTCTTGCATTTAGTAAGGGACTTATCATTGGAATACTATTACCTATAGGATTATGATTAATTTATTAGCAGCAGCTTCACTGGATCTTAATGAAGCATGGAACCTATCATGGGGTGAAGGTATTCAGTTCATACTGGTACTTGCCTTTGTGTATTGGTTGAAGGTAAAGATAGACACACGTGCTGGTCTAGGTAAGAAGAAGTTAAGACAGTTGAAGACTGTAATCAAGGAGGCAATCGAAGAAAGTAATTTGACATCCTGACTGTGTATCTGAGTCCACACAATACTAGGCACAATTACCCAGTTTGTGCTATAAATATGGTATGTAACGTGGAGTTGAAAGATCATGTCCCACTATACCGTCGGCTATCACGATAGCCTCAAAATTAGACACGAAATTTGTGAGTATGCAGCAGATGCATACGAAGCAATACAGCAAAGTAAAGAGGATGTTCCTGAATTAGAGGGGCATCCTCATTTTATTGACTTTTGTAATAAGGAGTAGTATAATGACTACATTAACTAAACATAAGCATGAAATTATGTGGTGGATGAGTAGATTAACAGTGATGCTTACATCACTATTCCTATCAATGACATTAGCAGCACAAGCATACGCTGCTGAGATTCAGATGGGTTCAGGAGGTAACTTGGTCTTTGAACCAAACGAGGTGACGGTCTCAGTAGGAGATACAGTCACCTTTGTTAATGGAGACCTACCCCCTCACAATATAGTGTTCCTTGAGCACGATGAGTTAAGTCATCCTGACTTAGCATTCATGAGTGGAGAACAGTTCCCTGTTACTTTTGATGCAGCAGGTAACTATGAGTTTCAATGTGAACCTCATGCTGGTGCTGGCATGAAGGGAGTTATCCACGTTGAGTAACACATTCACCTTCACTGATGAGCAATTACTGTGTTTGCAAGTGTGCTTACAAAATGCACCAACACCATATCATATCTCTAAGAAGAAGATAGTAGGTGACCTTGAGTATATGATAGGTAAACCACCTGTAGTTGAACATGAGCCATTAAAAATACCCAAGTATGATTTAACTAAGTATGGAATAACTGATTGATTATGAATTATAAAGAAGCAGGAGTTGACATCGAAGCAGGTAATGCATTCGTTGAGAGATTGAAGAAGAAAGCACCTGCCATCGGTGGATTTGGTGGTATGTTTAAGGTTCCTTCTGGATATGAGGAACCTGTTTTAGTGTCTGGTGCTGATGGTGTTGGCACTAAAATTAATATTGCAAAGATCAATAGAGAATTTAATACTATAGGAATTGATCTCGTTGCCATGTGTGTCAACGATGTGATTACCTGTGGTGCTAAACCTTTATACTTCTTAGATTATATTTCTACTGGTAAGATATCTCCTATCATAGATCAGATTATGGAAGGTGTGCTCAAAGGATGTGAGCTAGCAGGTATGGAACTCATTGGAGGTGAGACTGCTGAACATCCTAGACCTGCACCTCCACCAACATATGATGATGATCTTGATCTAGCAGGATTCTGTACAGGTATTGTAGAAAAGAATGAGATTATAGATGGTAGTCTTATTAAGAAGGGGGATGTTATTGTTGGTATAGAAAGTAGTGGAGTGCATAGTAATGGGTATAGTTTGATCCATGAACTTATATGGAGACAGAAGATAAAGTATAGAGATATGCCTGAGTTACTTACTCCGACTAGAATATATGCAGATGTAGTTAAACGTTTGTTGAGAGAGGTACCTATCGTAGGTATGGCACACATCACAGGTGGTGGATTGCTAGAGAATATATCTAGAGTTATTCCTGATGGATTGGAAGCACACATTGATTGGAACTCTTGGCCAAGACCAGAAGTCTTTGATAAGATTAAGATTGCTGGTGAAATATCTGAAGAAGATATGAGAACCACTTTCAATATGGGTATAGGGTATGCTATAATAGTACCACCAGAGGTGGTTAAAGATGTCTTGATATTGATTCATCACCCTTGTCAAGTGATAGGATACATCTAAATATATGAGTTGTAAAATTTGAACTATGGCAACCATAACTTTGAAACAGACTGACGGTACAGTTGAAACTTTTGAATGTGATGAAGATACTACTATTCTAGATGCACTAGAAGAAGCAGGTTTAGATCATGACTATTCATGTCGTGCTGGTGCTTGTTCTTCATGTGCTATGAAGATAGAAGGTGAAGGTACAGTCAATCAAGAGGAGCAATCATTCTTAGATGATGATCAGATGGAAGAAGGATTTGTCCTCACTTGCGTTGCTCTCCCAACATCAGACCTTACTTTGTTAGCAGAACAAGAAGAGAACATCACGTGATTGACACATCACCAAGTTCGATTAGAGTATTTCTTATACTTGTTCTGTCGCTTGCTTGGTTAGTTATTTTTAATCTTAAAGTAGATGAGTGAAGTAGTCTGGTCAATAAATATAATGATCGCAATCCTACTGGTCGCAGTAGGAATAAGTATATACTGGATTTTTAAATATGATACGTGGTATCCTAATGATAATACCGTTCACTCTAACGATGTGCACGGCACCGATAACACCACCAGCACAAGCACATATGGGACATGATTTTCCTACAGGTGAATGGATCCAGAAAGTAAGAGAGCATGAAGCACAACTAAATCGTACTCCAATAGATGACATGATAAATAATGCACTAGCTGATATGGAGTACGAAAATGGGAGCAATGGTTCCACCAAGTCGGAAGAGTTGTTACAACTTCCGAGTGACAGCAATTACTAAGGTACTTGACGGTGACACAATAGATGTTATAATAGATCTTGGGTTTGATCTAGCAAAATCTGAACGAGTTCGGATTGCTGGTGTTGACACCCCTGAAAAACGTACAAGAAATTTGGAGGAGAAGGCTCTTGGTATTGACGCAACTGAATGGCTTAAAAACAAGCTCGAAGGTGCTATTGACGGTGACGATGAGCTTACTGTTAGGACTGAACTTGTTGGTGGGGTCGGTAAATATGGTCGTCTTCTTGGGTGGCTTTATATCGGGGATTCAGACCTGTCGCTTAACGAACAAATGATTACGGAGGGATATGCTTGGACATATGACGGAGGAACTAAGCAGAAAGACTTTGAGCAACTACGTGAAATTAGGAGAACGTATGGGACTTTGGACGAGTCATGAACAAGGAACCCTTAACATGAAGGGTGAAAGAACACAACGCATTATTATAGAATGGCCACTGGAATCAGTAGACTTAAAGAACTCTTAAAGGAACACTATCGATACGGAGATATAATTCTCTCAAGTGGTGCAACAAGTATGCACTACATTAATTGTAAACCTGTTGCTCTTAGCAACGAGGGTATCAAACTCATAGCACCAGCAATGCTGAAGCATGTGGAGGGTGATGCTGTAGCAGGTGTGACCTTAGGTGGTGACCCACTAGCAACTGGTGTCTCCATCACATCATCACATCTTGATGCTCTTATAGTACGTAAGGAACCCAAGGGATATGGTACTCAAGCAATGATTGAAGGACCACTCCTTCCTACTGGAACAGTGGTGACATTGCTTGAAGATGTAGTAACTACTGGTGGTAGTGCTGTTAAAGCAGTTAAGGTGCTCCGTGATGCAGGTTACGTAGTCAATAAGGTAGTTTGTATCGTAGACAGAAGAGAGAACGGTGAGGATCCATTCACGGACGAAGCACTGGAACTTGTTAGTCTCTATACTTTGGAAGATTTCTCATGAATGAACGTGAAGAGAACATTATAAAGAGAATCAAAGAATTAGCTTTATTATTGGGTGCTGACTGTCAGCATCTGGCTACATCAAACTCTGTAGGTAGGACATCTCAGAAGATTGTGATAGAATATGACAT